CTCCCCCTTCTTCGCCCAACCTTTACTATTGTTGCTCTGAAATGTCGGTGTGCTTATTACAAATTTACCTTCACCACCACAAGAATAACATTCTATTGGTTCTTTTCTGTCTTTTATCTGACGCATCTCAGTAAAGACCAAACCGCAATTTTTGCACTTATATTCATAAATCATACTGTATTTCCTAATTCAGTTAAAATTCGAGCTCCAAATCTTCGATTCTCGAGGACTTCTCTGTGTCACCCATACCAAGGGCAGGGGTAAAATAGCTCATTTTCGCCAATCTGACTTCCACAATCTAGGATTAATGTTGTCACCGGTGACAGCTTTTTGCTTCTTTTTAAGCTCCCATTGTAGCTTGGAAGTCCCATCCATACGGACGAGACCCCAAGTGTTCTTGGATGATGTCTGTTTATTAGCCACCAATCCAACCAAAGAACATAGCCACTACAACAATCGCTAGGAATACTGTAAGCGACTTATTCTTTAGAACTGTATTTATATAGTCTTTGTAACCATTCATATTTTTTTACTCCTCTTATTAAGTTTAACATCTATCTGCCTCAGTGTTTTGTCTACTTCTTTCTGTAGCACGGGTATCTGCACCTTTTCCTTCCACAATTTTCTAATCAGACTGACTCTCATATAGCCTCCTATATTCTGAGTCCTTTGTGAAATCAATTAAACTTATCTCATAGCATCCTTTAGAGCAGTATCTTTCATTATAGTCGGGTTCGGCTTCACCACAATCTAAGCCTAATCTTGAACCACACTTAACACAATACTTGTCTTTCATACCAACCATCCTTTTCTTAGAGCCTCAAGCCACATAACCATATAGACTAAACAGCCCGTACTAACTACCGCTAACCAAAAATAAACAAAGTGTAGTACCAGTTTCACACCTTCCACCCCGCACACAGAGCATCTTCTTCTGCCGAACAAGTCAGTTGTTTCTGTCCGTTCTCCATCATATCCATCTTAGTTTGAAATTCAGCACAACCAGTAAGTAGAGTTACTACCAATTGCATTATAATTATCAGTGCTACTATTTTCATTCCTTATCCTCCTCTTCAGTTTCTGTATCACAGTGGTCTTTACATTCTGCACATATCCCACTCAAAAAAACACTAGCACCACAACAGGTACTAACCACACCAAATTCATATAAATCATTATAGTCTATACTCATTCTATTTCCCTCTCTTCTTCAATTAAATCTACCATCTCACATACACTTCCAGTACACGCTAAAGTTTTCATACCTCTTGTAGTGTCTGAGAGCTCATATTCTTTGATTCTAGCCCAGTTAACAGACTCAGGCATATCAGCAAGAGCCTCAAGGTAAACTCCCTCAGTACACTCCTCATATGGAGCTTGTTGATAACTGTGGTCTGAGTGTGGTAGAAAGCTCACACCACTCACTTTATCAAAATTCTCGTACACCCAAGTACCTACTTCCATCCATTCGTGTTCTTTAACACTAACAGTTATGCTAGGCTTATGTTCACAGTAGTATTCTTGGTAAGTTAGCCATAGTTCTAGTTGTTCTATGGCTGTCCTATCATCCCTGAATACTGCATTCTCAGGTGCTTTAATAGGAAAGGTGAACACCTCAACACTATCAGGCTTCATAACATCAGGTTCACAAGGTACGCCCTCGTCCTTCATCAGTTGTGCGATAGGGTCTTTAACATCTGCTCTGACTCTACGCAAGTAGTACCTACTATGTCTCGGGTGGATACCTGACGCTGAATCAACCAGTTGACTGACAGTACCACTGGGTTTAATAGCAGTGATAGATGTAGACGGATTGATTCCTAATGTCTTAGACCATTCCTTGTTAGTCTTTATTGCTAATTCTTTTAGCATTAGAAGGAAGTCAGGCAAAGTCTCTTTAGTGTGCCATCCCCACTCTTGTCTACTAATACCATTCATAAATGAGTTGTCCATAATACCAGTGAGAGACACACCTAAGAGTGCTTCCTCTTCTGTATTGATAGTCCACTTCTTCCTAAGTCTTCTAAGATTTGTTAGTGACGCTTGGAATGTACCGAGTATCGTAGCGTGTCTGACCTTTCTCTTTATGTCTTCTATACTATCAGTATTTCTAATCACTACCTCTGTAAGATTACAGAATTGTCCGTCCCTGAGTATAATCTCAGAGCAAGGGTTACATCCAAATTCGTGTTCGGTATCTCGTCTGCCACTCTTAGCTACTTGTTTTATCGCAGATTCTCTATTGAAGATACCACGCTCACCTGACTTGGACTCATATAGTGATAACCATTCTTTCATAAAGATACCCATATCAGGCTTCTCTGTATAACAGACAGAGTTATTACTCAGTGCCATCTCAGGTGTATCTATCCACCACTGTCCAGTCTTAGCACCACGCATACGCTCATCAGTGAGATTAGATAGAGAGATAAGTGCTGACCTACGCACACCACCAACTACTACAACTTCTGCTATCTTACACATCAGACGGTGACACTCATACGAGTTTAGTTTCCTACCTGACGCATTACGAAAGATATTACTAGCGAAGTAGAATAAATCTACCAGTGGTTCAGGACCACTAGCCCTACCACCGAATGTCTTGAGTCTAGAACCTTTAGGTCTGACCTTAGATACATCCCAGTGTGGTACTTCACCATCAAATAAGTAACTGATTAGTTTTCTGAATGCTGACTGCCAACCTTCCTTACTATCCTGTACTACAATAGTATCATCAACATCTACAACCTCTTCAGGTATCTCAGGTAGCTTATTTATGAATTGTCTCTCGACACTAAAGCCTACTCCCGTTCCGTGCATAAGAATATATAAGCATTCATCGAAAGCTTTCGGGTGGTCTACACTAAGGTAGGCACAGTTATATCCTGCTATGTTGTTATCTTTGAGAGCTTCACCTGAAGTCATAAGAGCTCTCATACTAGGCATAACCTCAAGGTTCAGAACTGCTTTTTCTAGTTCGCTCCTAGTCTTAGATGTAAGGATACCTTCGGTGTTTTCCTTCAGGTGTTCCTCCATAAAATCGAAGTAACGAGCGACAGTCTCTTCCCAAGTCTCTCTACGATTTTCTTCGGGTAGCCACCTAGCGTATCTGCTAAGTGCTATAAAATTTTGATAGTCATTTGGTAATGTCTTCACTTAAATGTCCTCCTCTCTTCTTGTTCTCTTTCTTTTTATTTGTAATAGTTTTAGTATGCCACAGCCTATCATACCTCAAGGCATACTCTAATTTATTTTTGACAGGGTGTGGTTTTCTAGTCTTCATCTATAGGTTCAATTTCAATATCCACCATCTTCTTACCATTATCATCTAGGTAATCTTTGTAAGTTAATCTGCCATTCCTGTGCATAAGGATAGCGTCCGTTATTCCTTTATCGTAGCACTTCTGTCCGTGCCTCCATATCATAAAAGCACCCAATATTAATAAGGCTGATATTAATAGTATAAAGTTTTCACCCGTAATCATCAACATCTTCAAACTCCTCTCTCTTTGAAATTAATTTATCCTCAAACTTGCGTAGTATATCTTCTGATTCAATATCTAATATCTCACACAGAGTACAAGGGTCTATGTTCTCTTGAACTATTCGTTCCTTCAGTTCATTTAGGGTCAGAGCCATCCTTCCCTTCCTCCTGTTTTATAAGCTTATCTAAATACCACCTAGCCTTTTTCAGGTCACATATACCATCCTTAAACCTCCATCTGCAGATATACTTGCAAATATTAGAAGTAAGATAATCCATCTTTTGGTCTAAGATAAAATCTATGACCTCAATCTTCCCCTGCTTGTAATGTATGGGATTAATGTTGTCACCGGTGACATCTTTTTGTTTCACAGGTGAACTACTCTGTTGTTCTGTCATCTTCTCAAAAGGGGACATAGGCGGAGATGGTGCATATCTTGGTTCTTCACCTTCGATTGCTACTCCCTTATAAGAGACCTCTAATTTTTCGTCCATTTTTTCAACTCCTCTATCTGTTTAGTCGAGAATATTTTAATGTCATACTTAGCACACCATTGTTCATAGGTAATTTTATTACCTTTAGCCACCTTAGAATGGGGACGGGGCATT